TAGTCATCTTCACCTGCTGGTGGTAATGCCCCATAAATACATCTTCAAAATGCTCCGGGATAGCACCATCTTTCCATCCCATTACCTTTTTATAGTAACCATAGGAAGCGCTTGGTGCAGGCATTTGATCGCCATGAATAAGCAGGGAGCTGTAGCTACCAATGGTGTCTACTGCATAGAAGTTTCTCTCACCCTTGCCGTCTGGAATATTAAAGGTAATTCTAGGCTCGTCCTTGAATATCAATTCAACAATCTTATAGAGAAGTCTGTCCATATTGGTCTCGGGGTCATGCTGCTTTCTGGCTCTTCCGCCAACAGCCCCATGATTACCTATGACCCCAGTAACATGAACATGCTTGAAGTTCTGAAGGGCAGTTCTGAGGAAATTGCCAAGAATTTCAGGGCCATTAACTCCAACTTGTCTATACAAACCTGAGTCAATTAAGTGACTTTGCCCTGGGAATATTTCTTCCCCCTCAACGATATCTCCCAAGAGCCAAACGTGAAGATTATCTACTGGATGATGAGTTCTTTGGATATTAGTGATCTCTACTAGCTTGTCTGCATAGGCTTCTATTCTCTTGCCAAGCACTTCAGAGTTGTAACTAGGGGTTACCTTTCCCAGCTGCCAGTCTCCAAAAACTGCAACAGCAGTTTCCCCTGCTCCAGATTTCCCTGAAGTAATTACGTTCTGCTTTATAGGGGGAAGCTCAAAGTCCAGGAAGGCATCGTATGCTGCTTCGTAGACAGCCAGTATGGCTTCATCCTTAACGTTCTTATTCTTTTCAGCTAATTTAGCCAATCTTTTATTCTCAGATCTAATGAAATCAAATCTATTAACTTCAGTTGGAGAATCCTCTAGGTCGACATAGGCATCGGGTTCATCGTCGTCTATTTCAGAAGCTGTATTATATCCAGCAAACTTAAATGCTTCTGCAGCTTGTATTTCTTTTGAATGAGAATCGTTCTTTAATACTTCACCCAAGAAATCCATCTCGCCCTCTACGGCTAATTTAGCCTGCGTCATGTTAGGTGCCTTGATTATGTGGTTGGTTGTGATCAAAAAATATTTTTCGGACATGGTCATATAACCATCTTTCTTTAGTAATTAGATACACCTATTATAACAGAAGAAATGTTAATATTGCCAGCTACTATGTATTGTCTTTCGGAAGAAGGCTTAAAATCTTTTCTATTGACGTTAACTCCTTTAGCAGAAGCGGTTGTTATATTGATAGACTTAACTAGATCAGAAGATAGTCTAATTCTAGCTTCAATTTCTTGGATAGATACGCTATCTCCAATGCTTAGTGAATTAAGATATCTTTTAACAAAAATTATAGCTTGATTTTCTACGCCTAAACGAAGATTTTCTCCAGTGCCATAGGGCAGTGTTATAACGGCTTGTAGCGAGTAGTCTATAGGTTCTGCCATAGATACGTTCATTCTAATGCCAATTGGCCTAATAGGAGCTATGGTGTTGGTCACGGTTTGTGGGATCATCCCAATATTACCCGCTACCTCTGGAACAATAATAACGTCGCAAGAACCAAGCCCATAAGAAGCTTCCCTTATCTTTACGTCCTTAACACCTTTAACCGAAAGGGCTGCAAACCTTAAAGCTTCAGCAGTTCCTGTTGCATTTATCTTAACTGAAGAAATAATTCTTCTTCTGTAATTATCATCTGATTCAGAATTTAAAACTGGATATATCTCTTTAGGGTTTGAGCAGAATACCAGCGACGCCGCAGGCGATATGTAGTTATGTCGAGTCAAAGAACCCACTGAAGCAACGTAGTCATTAGACTGGAAGTTTGGCTGGACTGCACCATATGCCTTAGTCGATCCGGAAAGAATAACAACATCCCCCACTAGGGTATATGAGTACTGAGCAGAGGAGAAGGATCCTACATCATTATAGACTAAAGTTCCCTTTGGAATAATAATATCGCCAGAACTAGCTATATCTAAAAAGAATTCTATATTGGCTGTAGATCTATCGAATACTAATTGATCTGATATAGTCTTTCTTTGAACATTATATAGTTCCCCTATTAGGTCCAATGATCTACCTGAAGCTGTTGACAAATTGGTTTGGTTTATTGCTTCCTTAAATGATTCATACAGGTAAAACATCTCTGCCCCAAATGACTCAGCAAAAGCTCTTGCAATAGAACCAGGAGAAGTGGCAGTGATATTAGCGTTTTTTTCTAATGCACCTAGTATTCTGGTAACGATTTCTTCTCTAGTTTTAGTATTAATAGTAGGCATTTATGCTCCCAAGTTTTGTTTGATGCTAAGAGTTACTGGTTGGTTAGATCCACTTAAGATATGTACATCAAACCTAATTACATCCCTGCTTATTGGAACTGCATTGATGGATATATTCTTTCCCCTAAAGATATTTTCTCTTTCTAAAGCTGTACGAATTAGCTGCTTGCCAAGTTCTCCAGTTTCTGCTGATTGAGCCATGCCATAGAGCCTTGACAGATCTACGCCAAGGGTAGGGTAGGAATAGAAATCACCCGGTTCAGTCATTAGCCTGATGTAAATTTGCTGTACATCATTCTGCTTAGAGGACTGGACCATGCCAATGTCCTTATTGCCATTGATAGCCAAGTCCCCATCTAGGGTTAGGAATAAATCAGACACCTTTATCCCTCACTGTTTTTTCCGCAGCTTGATCAAATGTAAAACCAGATTCTAATAATGTTTTCATATAATTTAATTTATCCTGGCTATTGGTCAACGCATAATCCTTAAGTAGAGATAGGTCGTTTTGGCTTATAGAACTTGGGCTATTGGTAGATATCCCTGTGCCAAAAGTATCATTTTTGTTAGCCCTAAAAGCAAATTCTCCATTTATAGTAACTATGTTATTGCTAGAATTATCTGTCTGATCAAATTGATCTACTGCATCTAGGTAATAATCTGCATAGTTAAAGCCTGGATTTATTTCTTTAACCTCAGTAGTGACTAAAGATGGCTCATTGTAAGAATCCCCAGCGTAGTTAAAGCTCTTATTATTCCACCTAAGGCCAGAATCTTCTTTAGTATATACCTTAACTATGTCTGCAAATAACGATATAGTCCCAGTTGCTGGGCTTATTATAATCCCTATTTCTTCCCCTGCAAATATCTCAATTTCACCCTTATCATTTAATTTAATAAAAGAAGAAGTGTCAGGGTGGGTTAGTCCAACTTCTCTTCTGGAAAAAGTATTTCTTCTCTCCAACTCAAAAGCTTCATCAAAATAGCCTGGGTTTGCAGTTTCTGCATTATTTAATATATCTCTATTAACTGCCATTTTAAATCATAAACCTAGGTATGCCGGTATTGGCTATATTCATATTCGTACTTCTGCCATTATAAAAGTCATTTACAAAACTAATTATATATGCATATCTTTCGTTATCGTCCTTGAACCCCACTATGCATCTATCTCCTGGTTCTGGAGATACCATTTGCAATCCGGTATACTATTGGACAAGATACATCTTTAATTATACCACCAATAGTATCTGAATAATTTGATTCCAATATAATTACTGCTGTATTGGTATGCTTGTTGTACTGAGCAACTGTCCCCATCCTTGTCTTAGCTCTTTGCATATGAGCTGACTGGATTTGCTCATCTATTTTTTTATCAAATTTTGGATAATTTATAGCCATAATATTTCCTTTACCAAGTTGGAGAAGATCCTCTGTATGTGTACGCACTTCCCGGCCAAGTCGGATCGCCAATTAGCTTTGGTGTAGTTATGCTATTGCTGTAACTATTCTTAAGGTCATTTTGGTCTATGAAAGTTCCGTCACCTAATGATATACCTATGTGACCGTAGTTTGTATTTGCCCCAGTGCCACCTGTCCAAAATACTAGATATCCAGCTGGAGGAGCTATCCCATAAGCTGTAAGTGGACCATAAAAAGATGTGCGATTTTTTATTGCATCATAGTGAGATTGTGCACTGTCGTGGCTAGTTAGATTGGAGGGTGGTCTATCTGCGTTGTTCCATTCTTGTGGAGTCCATTCTTTTTCGAATAGATCTTGATTAGCTGGGCCATAAAGTCCTAGTCCAGCGCTAAGTCTACTAATGAAACCTTCACAACCAAAAGCTTTTCCATTTCTTTTTTCCCATGCGTTCATTCTATTAGTTCTCAACCAGATTGCAGCTTCTTTAATTTCTGTTTTACTAAACTTAGGGACTCCTTCTACACTACTAGTAGGCCTTTCAAGTACGTCGCCATTGATCTTAAATACATATCCCTGTAACCATCTGTCTAAATACTTCTTAGATGAGTTGAGGTTCATGTCTGTTCCCTTTTTCTTTACCCACGTCTTAAGGTTTTCTGCCGTTTTTCCTGGGTTGTTGGCAACATAATAGTTTACTGCTGTTTGGAATTTAAGTTTAGCTAGCCAACCTGAAGCTGGACCTCCAGGATATTCTCCCCAATTCCACCACATCCACATATCTTTTCTATCGTCAGTTATTTTTGATAGCAAGAATATTTGAGTTAGAGCGTTCCATAGTCTTGAGTCAGAATGAACTTTTCCTTCACTAATTCCTTCTTCATTTGGCTTTTTAGGATTGACCTTATACCATTCTTTCATTTTAGCTATAGCCGTGGTTTGATCTTTTGTGCCATTAGCTAACCAATCTTTGTCGATTAGTTTATAGCCAAGACCATTTTCTTTTATTACTTTTTTCTTTGTTGAATCTAAACTAGCTAGAACTAGGTTTGAAGTCAGTAGGCTCGGTGTGCCATAAAAGTTTACTTGCCAAAGACCAATAGAATAGTCTCCACTCCCAGGTGGAGTTCCACCACTTCCATTGACCTTACCATTAAAGCCACCAGGACTAAAAAGACTTTCTCGTTCAGCAACGCACATCCATATAGCAGCTGCCTCTGGACTGTAGCCACCATAATTAACTAATGCTCTGTAGAGTGCATTTTTATTTTTTAATGCAACTCCAGTAGTAGCAAAACTTTGTCCAAGTTCAGAAATATCTAATGTCGTTTCATCAAAAACAGCATCGCTGTCTGGGTCTTCTCCACCAGAAGAGTCACTTGCTGCATCTTGCCAGCTTTTATATGAACCAGCTCTTGCTGGGCCAAAAGACATATGTATATGATCTCTATGGCCTGCATCTCCGGTAAAATTTATTCTACTTAACTCAGGATAATTTTTTATTATTAACGCAGCGTTGGTTCCCTTGAAGTCACCTTCAAATCCATTTCCTATTCCATATTCAGTTACGAGTTGATCATGGATTACGATTAAGTCAGGGTGAAGATATTCTGGAATAGTTCTAAGTTTAGATAAAAGTATATCAAAAGCAATTCTATAATTATCTAAATTTTTGCCAGACAGATTAACTGCGTCTAAAGCAGATTTGCCAACCATAGTTATATCAAAAGCTCTACCAAATGTATGATCCGATATACCACCCTGATCTGCCATATTTCCTTGGGCTGCACCAGTAAAGCCATTAGTAACACCTAAACTCCCTCTTGCATATAGCCCTGATCCGCTAGAGCCCAAACACAATAGAAGTTCTACCATTGAGGCACAGGTATATGCTGTTTTCCCATCTATACCTGACCAATAGCTTTGGTCAGTATTTAGTATAGGGTTACTATTGCCATTAACTCCCTTAGATGCAGTAAGGTATATTGTTGAAGTGGAACCTATTTTAGCTGAATCAGTAGCTCTAAAGGTAAAGACTAATTGATTAACATCGTTAACAATTCCAGTAGCAACAACTTGTTTTAATCTATCGTCAAAAATTTCTTTTTCCTTAGCGCTTAATTCGCTAACTATTGTTACTTCTGCCCCTGCACCAGATGATGCTGTAGTCGGATCAAAGCTACCGGCTGTAGCAGTATGGGGAGAGCCATCTGGCCCTAGGCTATCAGATAATCCACTAAGTACATTTGGCAAGTTGTATCCAAGGGATTGTTTCCCAAGGGAACCACTAGCTACTATTTGGCTAAAAGCGGTTGATCCGCCTTAGTTGAGCATTGATATTTTGAGAGTTAGGATCTGATATTACTATACCTTTGCCATCTTTATCAGTTCCTGGGTTAGCAGCTAATATTGCTGCAATACTAGATTCTGTATTTTTTTGACTTATCTGCAAAGCAAAGTTGGGGCTCCTATAAAGGGCATCTCCTCCTAATATACTTTGTAGGTCTCTTTGAGTTAAAGTTCTACTAGCTGCATCTGGGTCTTGAGAGTAAGAAGTTTTAAGCGGTTGCCCAGTTGGATAAAAACTTTCTGCTATTTTTCTAGTTATTGAAGATGAATCTGCTAAATCATCTACATTAAATTTTAAGTCACTCATTTTTTATGATCCGTTTCCCTATTGCTAAAGTTTCTGTAGCAGTGTTGATTGATGGTTGCTCTACAAGTAAACCTGATGTATAAACTTTAGCTAGATTATTAACTACAAGCTCCCAGTTCAAAGAAGCTGGGGTTCCATCTTCATAGTATTCATCCCATGCTATATTTGGCCAATCTGAAACCTTTTGATAAACATCTCTAATTACTCTCATGGAAAAATAAATATTATATATTTTTATTGTTTCGACTGAAAAATCTTTTAGTATAGAATTGTTCGCTGCATACAGTTTATAGTAATTTACTAGAGATGTTGCTGAAACTGCATCATAAATTTCAGTAAACCTATCATGGAAAACTCCATCATAAAAACTTAATTGTAATTTTGTTTTTAAATCTTTACTAGAAAGACCTCTATGTTTTGAGAATAAATTATTGACCTGTATCTTTAAAGCTTCTATTATATCCGAGCTAGTTTTATAAAAAACAGTTCCTAAAACTCTTGAGCCATAAACATCTTTACCATAAGAAAGGTAGCTATTTTTTTGTGCTCCAGCTTCAAAGTCATCTTCTCCAACAATTGCTGTTATTTTTTTAGTATCTGGATTAGCTCTTAATACTATTATTTTGTCGTTAATTGCATTTTGAGTAAACAATGCCGAAGCTCCACCTGGTGATACGTTTAGCTTAAATTCAGTAGAAGCGTAGGAGTAGACTGTTACGTTGCCAGTATAGTTTTTCTGCTCAAGATTAACGTGCTTGAATGGGAGTGTTATATACCCATTGAGGAAAAGTCTATCGCTAACAGAGTAAATGCCTGAAGCAGTAGTCCCAGATTTTTTGTCTACATCTACAAAGATGCCATAGTTGTTAGCCTCTAGGTCAAACAAATTTTCAGTATTATCAATTTCAGTTATAACTCCTTCCATCCAATTAACTTCTGGAGAATTTTTGTTATAAATCTTAACTCTTGATCCAACATAGAACCCAGACCCGGACCCAGAACTAGATACAGATGGGTCAGAAGACAGTCTAAATCTTTGTATTCCATTAGTAAAATTTGGAGTAATTGTAGTAGTATCTTTTACTGTTTCATTTTCTTTACCGTTTATCTCTACAGTCCCGTCTAGCAATAATGGTAGGCCGTTAAAATTTGGAATAGAAATTCTTACCTTATCATCTGTTTGGAAGTAATTACTAGGGGTATCTACTAGATCACTAAATTCTTTAAGCGTTAAATCAAATTTAATAAACATAACATTATTTTCAATTTTAACAGATTTTATATTAACAGTCTTAGGTGGAAGAGTAGCTGTATTAGATTTTACTATAGCTAATTCAGGCGTGTTTATTCCGTCGAATCTAATTCTAAATGGAACTTGGGCTTTATCAAATATGTCGATTACGTCAATTGTGTCACCGTCAACTACATGTGTAACTTTACATATTACTTTAAAGAATCTATTTAACCCAGCTTTTTCAGGTCCTATGCCAGAATATTTTAATACCTGAGCATTGACTAACGCATTTTCAAGACTTATATATCTAGTTAGATCGTTTATTTCTTTTTCTCTCCAACCAAGACTTTTAAGAAGATCATCTGATCTAATATACATATAGCCTTCTGGGGTTCTTATTTTTTCGCTAACTCCTAAAATCCCAGGAAGAAGCTTCTTGGTACTGTATCTACCCACTACCATTCCCTGGCCACTTTGATTGAGACCGGCATCCATTGCCTGTCCATTTTTGTTTAAGTATTGTATATAGCATCCGTGTTGATCTAGTACATTGTCTCTAATCCAACTCCAACCCTTCCAGGCAAGACCTCCGCCAATATTACCCCCTACTAGAGCTGCAGTTCCAGCTACTAATACACCAGCTCCAGGGACTGCTAAAGTTGCAATTGCTGCAGCAGTTGCTCCAAGCCCAGTCATTGCTGCAAACATTGTACCTACGCCAGCTTTACCGCTGCCAATATTGGTTTTGTTTTCAACCATAGTTCTTACATTTTCATTTATATCCTGGAAACCTTCAGCAGTAAAAGTAGCCATTGCATCTTTTGCTATAGAAGATGCTCCATGGGTATATTGTATTCCTCCAACCATTTGTGTTTGCAGGGAGTCAGCTAAACCATCTACGCTTATTTGACCTGATGCAGTGACGCCAGAGCCTAGCGAGTTCATGTATAGTCTGGTATCATTCCTCAAAGCCTGCATGTGGAACCACGTGCCTACCCATGATGACATGAACCACCTAGATGGATCATTAACAGTAACTAGTGCATTTGGTGTTATTGAAGTAATGAACCCAAGCTCAGAAGTAAAGTGATGCACTACTTGTTCTACTTCAAACATGCCATACATTCTTTCATATACGTCTGCTAGATAAACAATGTCATGAGGTCTTATGTCGGCATTGCCTACGACAACAATTTCTCCACCATAAATATCTTTAAGAGATTCCTTAAGATGAGACAATGCTACCCTTCTTGCTGACAGCTCATCTGGAGTTCCTTGAGCAAATTTAGAAATTCCTCTAGCGAATTCAAAAGGGTGGAGTATTGGTTGAAGTGCTCCAAAGAGACCAGAGCCATTTACATTATCATAATATAACCCAGTTTCTACTGTTTTTTCTACTTGTCTTTCTGACGGGATAGATTTGTCCATTGCTACAGTTACTGGATATTTTCCATCCGACACAGCGGTAACAGCAGTTGCAACTCCTGATATATTTTCTTGAATTCCATTAGAAATAATATGGGAGAAAGAACTTAGATAATGCATTCTCTGAAACGGTTCTCTAACCTCTATAACAGGTTCGCCGTATTCTCTAGTAAAAGGATTATCCACAGCTCTTAACAAGGAGCCAGGTCTGCCTAATGAATAATAAATAGAGTCATTTAAAGCTTTGTTTAAAATATTAGCCTGCTTTGACATTTGACCAACTTGACCAAGTCCATAACCTAACTGCATCATTGACATCCTGAATAGGTTAATTAGACCAGATAAGCTATCTCCTAGGGCGTTAAACAATGGTCCAATGTTTGTATCCCAAAATCCATTTATATCCTGAGTAACTTTACCTACTATGTTAGTCGCGCTAGAACCTTCGCCTCTATTCTCTGCAAGTAACTTTCTGAATTTTGTAGGGTCTTTTCCATAAGTTGAATTTGGATCTATATAAGCTTGGAATATTTTTAAGACTGGATTGAAATCCCATAGATCTTGACCTCTCATCTTTCGGTTAGGCTTAAGTACTAACCATGCTCTAGCATATGAATCAGACCACATTGTATTTCTAAAAGCTCCTACTATAAATAGGAAGAGTTGCTTTGGAGTTTCTATTTTACCTAGATAATCATTGGGATTACCGCCAGACAATTTTATTCCATCTGAAATAATATTTTTAATATTTTCTACCTTGGAGTCAACTAAGCTATTGAAGTATTCTATTAGCCCATCATTTTCTAGAGATCCATCAATAAATTTTTGTCTAGATAACTCCAATCCTTGTTTAATTTTTTCCTCTGCAGCCTGTCCCCTGTTAGCTACTGGTCCAACATAATCTTTATATGGGTCTTTGAAAAAATCTTCGCCAAACACCGCTGTAAATTCGTCTTCTGCACTTTGTCCTGTATCTCCATACTTTTTAAAAACATTATTATTGTTTTTTAAAGCTGCCGCTGCTTCTTCATATTCGTCACCCGTAGTAGAAAAGATATCTCTACTTAACGGACCATTTGTTATATTGGTACCCAGTGCCGAACCTAGTGAACCAAGTGAGAATAGGCTTTCTTCACTATCTGGATCTAAGCCATATGCATTTTGAAAAGCTTCTTTTACATTAGTGTACGTATGATAAGCAACTCTAAATTGATCCCAAACATTTGCTGCTTCACTTAATGTTCTTCCATCTCCAGCTAATACGTGTACTGATTGATCGTAGTCTTCGTCGTATAATTTTCTAGCGTTTACTGAAAGCTGATCTATAGCGGTATAAACGCCAACAAATCTTTTTCTTCCGATAGCTTCTTTGGAATCTTTTGATGCTTCAGTTTCTTCATTTAAGATTGTGTTTAAGGAGTCCCTAGTAAGCCCTGCAAAATCTTTAGATTTAACCATATCAAAGTACCCATTAACAGCATTATCAGCTGACAATATATTTCCTGCTAATTTTGTAGCTCCGATAATTTGGAGTGAGTCAATCTGTGCGCTTGTTGTTTTGTCGGGAATAAATTGATAAAAATCTTTACCATTAGTAAACTCTGGATTGATGACACTTTTTTTGCCTTTAAAACTTCCAAAGCCAATTATTTTATTGGGCTTGTAGTCACCGCTGCCATTCGTTGGATTCTCAAATTCTTTTGCTGGCAGTACTATGTCTGGGACTACGCCTAATGGTGTGTCATCAGGGACAAAAGCATAGAGGCAATTGCGGGGTACAGGAAATGGTGCTATGCCCGATTTGGCAGCATTCTTTATTGCATCTTCTGCTTCGTGCCAAGAGCCTTCGTTTTTAGAGTTTTGATCATTTTTCCAATATTCTTGTTCAGATGGAGTCAAGTTTAACATGCCTAAAAAGTACGCAGCGTCGGGAGAAACTATTGCCTCTAACTTTTTTCTATCTTCTAGGCCTAAATTATTGCCTCTATTTGCTAAGAACCCTGAAGAATCAGAGTTACCAACTCTATCGCCTGTTATAATTCCTGCAGCTGTATCTAAATATGTAGTTGGATCCCAACCTGTTATGCCATCTTTTTCTGATGACCCCATATCTAATACGCCAACATCTTCTTTGCCCCACAAAAAATAAGCTGGTTTACAAACTACCGCTTGTCCAGTTGTAGGACTATATACTAATACTCTTCTTGATTTATAATCTTGGACACTACCATAAGTATCAGTTATGTTGTGAAGCAGTTTTAAGTTCTCTACTGTTCTTTCGTCTGCCCCTTCTCCAGGATTATACGGCCATCTCATGGCTATATAAAATTGCTCTTCTATTGGAGTACTTGGGGATCCCCACTCCATCATAGAAGCAGCGTTGTTTGTTTGGGCAAAGCTGGTTCTAGTTATATTATATTCCCCATCAGCTTGATTGAGTACGAATGAATTATCACTTTCTGAATCTGGATAAGGCATCCTAACAATAGCATTGTTTCCTGCTGTTTTATTTTTTTCTGAATATATATATGATGATGCATCTTCTAGTTCATTATTAAAAGAAATAGTAGAACTTAAATTAAACTTTAATGCCACCCCTACTTCATTTATGTTTTGCAGATCTGCACTATCTGTAGTGTTTATTCCGGAAAAAATAGAAGCTTCTAGTTTCAATAACTTAACCCATTGAGTTTCTTGCTTAGATCCACCAACTAAACCGTACGACCAATCATCTATTGCTAAAGCCACATAATCTGATCTATGCTTTCCCCATTTGCCTAACTGGTCACTCAAAGCATAATAAGCGTAATCTTCTAGTACTATTCCATCTTTCCTGTCAGTAAAGAATGGAAATCTATATCTATATGGAAGTTGATTTATTTGTTGATGTTTACTTAATTGATCTTTGTCTAATTGAGCTGTTACATCTGTGCCATTCCCACTTATGGGCAAGTGGTAGCCAACAGTAGCATAACCTGAATCAGAAGGAAGTTTGGATACTACAGTGTTATTTTTTTTGTACGTCATTGAAGATTCAACGCCAAATGCTATCAACTTTCCAGTTAGTGCCTCTCTTGGAGCATACAGGTCATAATCTGTAAATGTTCCATTCTGTTCTGCCAAGATACTATCTATCGACCTTATGCTTTGGTTTGCGCTTCTAAATGCTTCTGCGTCAGCAAATGGATTAGACTGTTGATTTAAAGAGTCTATAATCGCCTGAGTGCTTTGATCTATGTCAACCATTCTTGGAGAGTTAATTCCCTTTTCTCTAGCTCTTTGATCGGTATCATAACCAGCAGTAAGCGGCACTACTCCTGACGTATAAAGCCAATGAGGTTTCCCATAGAATACAGTAGACCTATCTTCAAAAGGTCTAATAGCTACTATGTAGTTTGGAAGTAATCTTGCGCACATTTGGAATAAATCCCAAACACTTCTCATATAAGTTTGAGCTCTAAAAGATACTTCATCTAATCCTGGAAGATCATCGTCTCTCCCTGAGGTGATTCCCATAGCGTTAAATATGTTAGATCCATTCCTGCCACTTAAGACTCCAGTTAATCCTCCACCTAATCCTATAAATCCACCAATAATTGGAGCACCTAATCCTCCTGTTATAGCAATGCCAGTAGCAGCAAGTCCCATGGTAATTAATGCGCCAGCTTTATTGGCTGATGCAGTACCATCCTTTAATTCTTTGCCCATATTGTACGAATCCATTACCGATGTTGCACCACTTTGACCTTGGCCATATAAACTGGTTAAATTATTCCAAGTTACATCTGTAGCTTTTCCTATGTAATTTATTCTTTCATTAGGTTTATCTTCTGGAGTTAAACTTGCAACTGTAGACCAACCATCACCCAAGTCTCCACCTAAATATTGAGCAATTCCTGTACCATTTCCTGGATATATATTTCTTTTAAATATCTCAAAATCTCTTTGAGTAGAAAAATTAGCCCATAAAGTTTTCATTAAAGAAATGCCAGGAACTCTAATTTCTGGACCAATTCCAAATGTACCTTCTCCATCATTGGTCCCAGAACTCAATACCCCAAGTGCAGATCCCATTCCAAATGCGCTGCCATTAGCAGCACCCAATGATTCAAAAGCATCTTTTACCGAAGCAGTCACTGCATCATTTTTTGCTTGTTCTAAATCATTTAATGGTTGATATAATATAGAACCAAAGTGTCTAATTCCAAATTTATTTTCAGAAAAAATAGTACCCCTAGTTGCATGAGCTATAGCTTCTCTAGTTCGAGAAGAACCCATTGACAATAGTCTAACCATTAAGTCTCTTGGTTCTGATAGCCAAAAACCAGTATTTATTCCACCATCTATTTTTCCGCTATCGCCTTTTTTATTTGTGCTATTGACGATAGGGCTTAATTCTATTGCATCTGATTGTGCTGTGATGGTAACTATTTCTCCATTTTCAACCTGAGTGATAACTCCGTTAAATACTGTTTGCAATGAATTGGGATTAGAGCCATACCCAGCTCTTAGATGAACTCTAACACCAGGTTTAAGTCTAATATTATTTATGTCTACAACAAACTTACTGTCCATATGGTTTTGCAAATTCATAGACCTATTCAAGACATTACTAATTACAGATTCCATTCCATCTTGAGTAGTCATTTGATCGCTGTAGCCTTGGTCTGTTTTATCAAACAATGCATTCGAAGCTGGTGTTGTTAATTTGGAATAAAGATTAGAAACCCTTAACATTAATGTGTCACCAAGAATGTCTTCTGATTGAACTATGGAAAAATCTATAATAGACTGAAGTCCATAAAAATTATCAAACAATTTTACTCCGGAAAAATAGCCACCTTCATCAATTAGCCAAAGCATATACGTAGGAAATGCTCTTAGCATTCTTCCAGAGATATCTCTGTACTGGGTATCGATAAGCATCTTTTCCCAATGCTTAGTTGTGCTAGGTACTTTTGCTTTTGTCGCCATTACTTCTGGCTTGTCAGCACTACCAATAGAGTATGGATCAGCGTAATCTGCTAGCGTTGCTCCAGCAACTCCTGTATGCGTTTTTTGACCTGCTAAATATGATCTTGATGGAGAGTCTACGTCTTGATGGGATATTGGTATTGGCTTATATCCAGTTTTTCCAGTGGTTTCAGATTTAACTACTTCTATTCCATCAACACTTAAATAAAATTTGTTATTCTTTTTGCTCATATAGCCTAAGTGATAACCCATAGCCGTAGTAAATATTGCAGGTACTTTATCTTCAGCGACATTATCTTGTGCTGGGATCAATGTAATTATGTGATGTATGCTAAGGCCGTCTGGATCAAATGATATATAGCCCTCTTCGTCTCCAGTGCCCTTTACCCCTGACAGGTAAGCTTGCAGTTCATCAACCTTAGATTGATCACTAGACACAATGTTTCCAGCTTTTAATTCTATACCAGTAACGCTAGAGCCTATTTCATATTCCCTTCCAAAGACAGCTATCTTCCCATCAAGTTCGTCATACTCTTCAATATAATCGATTAATAATTGTTTCTTTTGATTATTAAAAAATTCTTTGATTGCGCCTTCTACATATGATACTGATTCTCTAGCACCAATTCCTTGTTCTTCAAAATACTTTTTTAATTCTGATACCTTATCGTTTTGAATAAAATCTTTGATAGCGTTCATTATTGCTACGTCAGCTTTAGCTTGATCAGAAGTAGAACTAGAATTATATTGTTTTGGAGTTATAATAAAATCTTTATTTTTTTCAGTTTGAACAGTTATATTATTTATAATATCTTGATCAAACATTTCAAAAGATCTAAAATAATAATCTGGGTCTAAACAACCTACTGTTTCCCCAAGTTCATCTTTAATTGATAAAGGAAAATCTGGATAAGCATTGAATGCTCCCCATAGTTGTTTGATTCTTAAGAAAGGATTTTTCTTGGTCTCAAAAACATCGACCATTTCCTTTTGCTGCTTGGATGAAAGCTGTTCTCTTTGTTGCTGGAATATGTCAAAGTCGACAAAGGACATTCTGACATCATAAACATGAGGATAATTTGGTATCGTATCAACCTCATAGCTTAAAGGCATAACGTATTTCATTCCTGCTAGACCAGCTAT